GCCGCTAAGAAGAATGTTGTTGCTGACAGCTTTGTTTACTCTTCCCCACCCAACGTTGCGATGCTAATGGGTAGAAACGACGTCCCGTACAAATTTTTCGATTGTTTTGGTGCTCCGTACTGCGGTCTTGTTTGCATAGACATCGCTCATCGTATTAAACCCGTTGTGAGCGATTACATCAAACGTGATGGTAGTGACGAGCCCTGGAATGTCGTAGGCGTGCCGAGTTATTTGGCCGCCTATGCGTCCTATCGTGGTAGCAATCTGAAAATTGTCAATGGCCATGGAGCAGAATTGGTTAGGTTCGAAAATTGCCCCGAGTGGAAGTGGGTCGTACTCTGTTATGACGAGCCCCTACTCGACGGGCCTGGCCACTACAGGCTTGGCTTGCTCCAACATGCAGACATCAGTGGTAAGCCATTGGAGTTTGAGGACACTGTCGTGACTACGAACATCTTCGGAGTCGACGTGTCCAAGGCCTACGTACGGATTGGCGTCGTGCGGCTTCTAGTAGCAGCGCTTGGCTATGTTTGCTATCGTTATCAAGAGCACCGAGGAGTCGCATGTTCTGCGCTCTGCTCGTGGTTGCTCTCCATCAGGCGTACTAAAGGGCTGGAATTAAGCCGGTCCTACACTACTGCCAATAATGATGATTCCCGCAGCTTTGTCGATAGACGCGATGATTTGATTCACAATGAATCATACCGTGTGGTGGTCGAGCACAATTCAGTTGATTTGCTTTTCTACCGTTTTGACTTTGAGCGTCGTTATACTTTCATGGAACAGAGGGTCAAACATATCATGAAAGAGATGGAGAGCTTGGCCGCTGAAGGCCGTGACCCTCTTCTGGCGTTGAGTACGCTTGCGACATTACGCGAGATCAACATGGAGTCCCATCGTCCTGGTCTAATCAGTGGCACCGCCGAATTTTGCCGCTATTATGCCAGCACCCTGACATATGACCCCCATAAATGCCACTCCACTGTGGGCCTTATTGCCTACAACACTCCGGGTGATCAGTCTATTATGCCTGAGCCCGACGTGTTGATGGCCCACCAGGTGGACGGTTTGGCTGGTGGCGGTGTCAATCATGTCCAGAGACTCGGCAAAGATCTCGTGAAGGTTAATGTCCCGGTCGCTGTGGCACCTATAGGTGTGCCCGTTAGCAGTATCGGACCCGTTGGACCCGGTATGATCGGAGTTACCGACGGAAGTACACTTCTATCTGGTTTCGCCAACAGGGCGATGACGAAAGATTTGAAGTCGAATGATCCTGCTTCAGTAGCTGACTGGGTCAAGTGCGGAAAACGTCTCATGAAGAAGTGTGTTGATGAGTCTGCGTTACTCTTGCCTGCTAAGACAGGTGATTTTGTGCAGGACAATGTTGACACTTTTAAGAGAGTTTACAAAGGTAAGAAATCCGCAGCTTGGATTAATTCCACTGTCAACGATTACCTGAAGTACTCTCGCGGTGAGATGTCTGTTAAAGCACGGCGTAAGTATCGGTCGCACGGTATCTTCACAAAGTTCGAGTCCAACATAAAAATTTTGAATGGTCGGCCCAAGATGAAACCTAGAAACATCATGGTCATGTCTCCATTAATGTTAATGGAGCTGATCCAAGTTGTCGAGGTTTTGCATTGTATATATGAAGGGCCTATCAGCAAGTATCAGATAAAAGGACTCGAGCCTGATGAAGTTCGCGCGAAAGTTGCTAACGCTTGTCGCAAGCCTCACATGGTCACGGACATGACTGCTTTTGAGTCTAGTCTAGGTGTTGAGTTGCGTAAAGTGGAGAATTACGCTATCGAGAGGGCCCTTAAGCGGGCTGGTCTATACAGAGTTCTTAGCGCATTCCGCAGACACGTCTATTCTAAGCGTGTTTTACGTTCGAAGTACGCCGATTTCGCTATCTTCACAAGGTGTTCGGGAGATTTCTGGACATCTTTCGG